CCGATAACGATACATCTACACAAACACCCGCAGCACCAGCCAAGGTACCAACTCCTGCTGCTCCTGTTGCTGAGCCAACAGCACCTGCAGCAACTACTGAGCCTACACCTGCCAAAGGAGATGTTATGCCGACTTCGCAGAAGTTTCCGACTTTTGGCACAGGTACAAATGCAACGCCAACATCGGTTACAACCAAGGTTAATTACAATATACCAGCAGTGCAGCGTAAACAAGCCGCTGCTGCGCCCGCTCAACCAACTGCAACAACACCATCCTGGGTTGGCACAAATACCAATGTGCCAGCAGTGCTTAGGAAACAAAAAGCTCAAGCACAAGCACAACCTCAGGACCAAACACCAGCTCAACCTGCTGCTGCAAAATCAACTCCGGCAGTACCGAAAGCCCCAGCTGCTCCGACCGCTGGAGTTGTTGCAAGTCCTGGTCATCGCATTGTAGTACAAGCTGCAAACGGGGGCAAGTATTACAAAACAGAAAAGGGTTGGGCCAATGAACTAGGGCAAGCTGTGTCTAATGCCGGCAGCATTGCTACTTTGGAAAAGCTTGCAGATGCTGGCGGTCGAGAAGAAAAGATCCCAACGCTGAAACCTGCTGCACCAAGCAAGGTCAAAAGAACAAGAAAACGCCGATGAAATTACTAAGAACACTACTAGAAGGTGGCAACGTATTCAAAACCAAAGAAGGCGAGCCACTGACACAACGCATCAACCAAGCTGATGTGCCTGCCACTATTCGTTGGGTAGAACAAGTCACAGGACTGAAGTTTCCCGAAGAGCGTCAACTGGGCTCCACAGGACGCAAACCTACATCAGGTGATCTTGACCTAGGTGTAGACATCAATGAAATTACCAAGGATCAACTTGCTGCCAAGCTCACACAGTTTGTGCAGAGCCAAGGCCAAGATCCACGTGACTATGTTCGCAAAGCCGGTGAAGTACACCTGCGTACTCCTATTGCTGGTGATCCCAACCGAGGATTCGTGCAAACAGACTTTATGTTCTTTCCTAACTTGGACTGGGGACAGTTCTATTATGGTGGTGCCAATAACACTGAATACAAAGGCATGAATCGTGCTGCACTGTGGTCCAGTCTAGCCAAGCACCACGGACTCAAAGTCGGTAGCAACGGTGTGTTCAGTCGCAGCACTGAAAAGTTAGTGAGTCAAGATCCTGATCAATTTGCTGAATGGGTACTAGGTCGCGGCTACAACAGAGACAACCTCAAAAGCGTGGAAAGTGTCTATGCTGCATTGGCCAACAATCCCGAAAGCGATGCCATGCTGCGGGACTTCCGCGATTACCTTGCCAAGCAAGGAATCAAAGAACCGCAAACTTCAGTACAGGAAAGCGATGCAGGATTCCTGGGCAGACTGCGCGACCGTTTGGTCAATCAAGGCATGCAGCCCATACTAGAAGCCGAACAACCAGGAGTTGGTGGCAGAGCCAAGGGCATTGAACACTTGGAAGACATGGTGTTCCGTTTTGGTACTGCTGGCATCCGTCAAGCTTTGGAAATTGTGCAGCACGCCGCAGAAAAGCCTGCGGGCACTACCACTGTAAAGTGGGATGGAATGCCTGCGCTGATCTTTGGACGCAAGCCTGCTACAGGAGAGTTTGTGCTCACTGATGGTTCAGGATTCGAAGCCAAGGGCTATGATGGACTTGCTACCAGTCCTAAAATGATGGCTGACATACAGAACCGTAGATCAGGTGATCGCAGCAAGCTGATTGAAATGTACGCACGTTTGTTTCCTGTGTTGGAAGCAGCATTGCCGCAAGGCTTTCGTGGCTACGTCAAAGGCGATTTGCTGTACATGAACACACCCCCTGAAGTTGCTGGCAACTATGTGTTCAAGCCCAACACAGTGGAATATAGAATTCCAGCTCGTAGCCCGTTGGGTCAACGCATTGGCAACAGTGAAATTGGCATTGCCATGCATACTATGTATGCAGATCAAGGGGAAGCAAGACAACCACTCAGCAGAGTACGTTTCAATGATGTTCCTGGCTTGTTGTTGATTGATCCTGGTACCAGTGTGCCCAAGAGCATTGTGCTAAACAATGACATCATCAAGCAACTCAAAAACATTGTACGAACACAAGGTCGAAATATTGACATCTTGTTTAATCCCGCTGAACTACGAGCACACAAGATCACTGACCTGGCCAAGCTATGTGTGGACTATGTAAACACCAAGGTAGGACAGCCTATCAACCGTGACACTTTCCTGCCTGAGTTTGGTGAGTGGTTGCAGACCAAAGTAACACCGCAGAAGTTCCGTAACATTGTGGAATACTTGAACAGCCCCACATCCAACACTGAAGCACTGGCTGCTGCTTTTACAGCGTTTATATTGTTGAATGATCTCAAAGAGGATATTCGCAGTCAGCTGGATTATCAGCATCCAGGCCAAGAGGGTTGGGTTATGGCTACCCCTGCAGGCTATGCCAAGGCAGTGGGACGCTTTGATCCAGCTGGTTTTGCGGCGTTGAATCGTGCTAGAAACAATCCCTAAGGAACCGTTTTTTTGCCAAAAGACTAAATAAAAGCAGAGTCCGAGGACTCATACTTTTAGGAGATTTTTAAAATGGCTTATATTACCCCCGTAAATGGTGACGTACAACCAGTATTTGCACTTGACGTTCAAAACGGTCCTGTAGCTGCTAGCACATCTACAGCTGGCACACCAGTTCAACCTGCTGGTCCTAAACTGGACTTCTTCAGCGCCACTGCTAACACTTCTGTTGCTACTCAGCAAGGTGTTCAAGAGTATGTTGCTAACGTTATCAACGCTATCCAACAAACTGCTACTGTTGCTATGTACCAAGTTGACGGCACACTGTTGAGCTTCGCTGTGTATCCCACAGGCGCTTTTGCTAACGCTGCTACTTTCTTGAGCGCTGCTAACATCACTTACACCGGCTACCAGCTGGACAGTGCTGCTAGCGTTGGCTTCAAGCTTGCTACTTCTTAATCAAATCTAATTTGATTACTAACCCCGGAAATATCCGGGGTTTTCTTTTGGCCGTTAAATATCAGCAGAATGAAGATACTATGTAAAACTCTGTTTGATTGCAGCCCCACAGGTGTTACTGGGCACTTCAGACCATCAGCTATACCATTCCGTGACAAAACAGGCAAGCAAATTGACAACCTGTCAGCATGGAACTTTAGTCGTAACCAACAAAGAAACTGGGAAACTATTAACCAACTGATCAGTCTGCGTACACAGCCTGTTGATGTAGAACCCGCAGCAGAGCACAATGGCGTATGGCAGTTTGTGTTTGAAGTTGAACAACCGTTGGTTTACAGTGTCAGTGGCATGGAAGGAGACTTTGATGCACTGATCAATGAGTGCGCCGGTGTGCCAATGATTGTGGGTCTGAATGAAACCCGGGTACAAGATTCAACGCTGATCACGTCAGGACCCGATACAAACATTTGGTTTGAGTCCATAAATAAAACACTGGATTAACACAAATATGTCTGAACCCACTGATATCGAAAAGAAAAGTCTAGAAGCGCACGTTGAATTGTGTGCTGAACGTTATCGTTTGTTGGAAAACAAATTAGAAACGTTGGACGAAAAACTAGAAAGTGTTGTTGCTGCTATAGACACTGTTAAATGTTCTATTGTTGCCATGGCAGAAAAACGCAACAGCCAACTAATTGGTTGGGGTATAGGAATAATTGGTAGCTTGACAGCCGCGGTTGTTTGGTTACTAACAAACTACGTATTCAAATGAACAAAACACAAAAGCTGGAAAAATTCGCCGACCGCGAAATTAAAAACCTTCAGGACAAATTGATTGTACCTGACGGCCGCGGCGGATACACAGCTTTTGGAAAATATCATATTGTTCCTAAAAAGGAACATGTTGTTGTCTTTGTCAAAGACCATGAAACACTGGAGTTTGGTAACAAGCGCACTGCAATGAGTTGGTGTGTTGCTGATCGACTGCAAAAGTATTCTTTGGCTCGTAATATATTGAATTTAGACAACAAGCGCCGGAGTTTGGCGGCAGATATATACTGTCGTCAACAAATAGCCAAACAAAGCCGATCTGTGGATTTCTCAGAATCAGTAACTACCAAGGTTCAACGCAAGTTGGACTATATCAACATGTTGGATTCTGAATTAGAGAAATGTTTAAATTCGGCTAAATATTGGCAACTAAAAGGATTTGCAAATGAAACTGCACGAACTGGCCGAACCTCAGCCATCAAAACAAATTTCTAAAGTATTCGAAAGTTACTTTGGTACAAAAATTCAATTTGACAGTTTGAATGCTCGTCAAACTCAGCACCTGCTGCAACGAGTACGCGGATTGCTCAGTGAACATCGTTCTGGACCCGCTCGTCACCACAGCGAACAGAATCCTAGCTATCTCAAGCTAGTAATGATGGAACAGGCCTTGGTAGCACAACAACAGCAACAAGCCGCTGCCCCTGGCGCTGCTGCTCCTGCTGCCGCTGCCCCTGGCGCTGCTCCAGCAGCTGGTGCTAATCCAGCTCAGGCTGCTGCACTTGCTACTGCACAGCAACAACAAAAGAAAAAACAAATCCAAGACCAAATCAAACAAAAGCAAAAAGAAATTGCTGATTTGCAAAAGGCTATGAACAACCCAGCTATGGCCGAAAACCGTCAGCGCCGTATTGGAAAGCTGGTGTTTGAAAGCGAAGTTCAACAAGCTCAAGTTGTTCTTGCTGCTCAAGACATGGTAGACAAGATGCAAGGCATGTTGGAAGACGTTAGTGAACTACAGTTCAAAGAACTTCCTGCCCTGGTTGATTCTATCAAGAACCAAGTTGGCATTGATCAAGCTCAACAATTCAACACAGATGCTACTGCTGCTCTCACAGGTCTGTTGCAAAACATTCAAGGTGCCAAGCAACAACTTGACGCTGCTCTGGGTGTTGTAACTGGACAAGCTCCTGCCGCTGGTGCTGCTGACATGGCTGCTGGTGCAGGCATGGATGCTGCTGGTGCCGCTGACATGGGCGCTGGCGCAGTTGACGACCTAGGTGCAGTCGGCGATGATCTCGACGCTGCTGCGGCTGATGCTGAAGAACCCGAAGCTGGTATTGGCGCTGCTCTAGGAAGAGCCAAGCGATAATGCGTTTAAGAGAATTTGCCAGAGACCAATCTAGCACACCAAGCCCGGATCAATTGTTGGGCTTGGTGCAATTTCTTGCTGGCCGTGCCGATGATACAAATTCTCGCAAACAAATCAGCCGGGACGCATTTATCAGTCTAGCCCAGAGCCTAGACATCAACGTTACCCCAGACAACGTAGAAGAAATAATAGGTCAACCCCCGCTGAGTTCTGTACTAGAACCCATGCAGCCCGATTCGACCGAAATTGTTTTCAAAGGTGCGGGTCAGCAAGTTGCGCCCGGTATGCCTGTTAACAAAGCACAAGATATAGTAGCAAACGCCGCAAAATCGGCTATGAACAAAAACCGCGGCGTTTGAGTTTTTTGGGTCAAGAGATTGACTTAAAAACGATTTTGTAGTATACTATATCTACATAGGAGTCGCAAATGAAAAAATTACTTGCATTGATTTTCGCTGTGAGCTGCGCTGCGGCACAAGCAGGTCCGTATCATGGATATCGGCATCATCACCACCGCAGCGGTAATTGGGGATGGGTAGCACCAGCAGTAATTGGCGGACTTGTGGTTTATGGTGCGACTCGTGCAGCTACTCCCCCACCACCTCCTCCAGTGGTTTATAATCCTCCGCAGACTTTACCAATTCCTCCGGTAGGATATCGTTACGAGCAGCTTCTTGACGCTAATTGTAACTGCTATAGATGGGTATTAGTACAAAATGGCCTACAGTAATCAAGTTATTGATCATTATGAAAACCCACGCAATGTGGGTAGCTTTGCCAAAGACGATCCCGATGTAGGCACTGGCATGGTCGGGGCACCTGCCTGCGGTGACGTAATGAAATTACAAATCAGGGTCGAAGATGGTATCATCACTGATGCAAAGTTTAAAACATATGGCTGCGGCTCTGCGATCGCGTCCAGTAGTCTTGTTACTGAGTGGGTCAAAGGCAAAACGCTGGACGAAGCCGCAGCTCTCAAGAACAGTGAAATTGCTGAAGAATTAGCCTTGCCGCCTGTTAAGATACACTGCTCTATTCTGGCTGAAGATGCAATCAAGGCCGCTGTAGAAGATTACAAGAAACGTCATGAAAATACAGCACAGTCACATTGAATATCTCCGAGAATATGCAGAGCACTTAAAAAACCTAGCAGACGAAGATCGTTACACTAGGTTTGGATTTGCTGCTTCGTCAGCAACCATTGATTCAATGATTCTCAACATCCTGTATCACCAGGATGACCATCACATCTTTACCTATTACACTGACAGTCACATTGTGGGATTTGGCCATTTGGCCCGAGAAGGGGACGCCTGGGAATTGGCTGTGAGTGTTGAGAAAGAATATCAAGGACAGGGTATTGCCAACGAACTCATGGACCACATGATCGCCTGGGGCAAAACACACGGTGTTGAAGTGCTGTACATGCACTGTATCACAGAAAATCAAAAGATTCAACACCTTGCTCGCAAGCACGGATTGAAGTCTTGGGATCGTGCTGGTCATGAGCTCACTAGCAGAGTACAATTGCCCGATGCCACTCCCCTGGATTACACTGCTCAATTTCTAAGAGAACAAAGAGAGATCGTGGAAAAGATTGCAAACCTTCAACGAAGAATGTTTTACAATTTTAATCCATTGAATTATTCTCACCGGCACGATATATAATATCATGCCGTATGAAATTGACCATGTACATATAGAACTCAGCTCAATGTGCAATGCACGGTGCCCACTGTGCCCAAGGAATTTTCAAGGTTTCCCTGCCAACTTGGGCTTGGAAGCTGCTTTGCAATGGTTTGAAGCTATGTCGGCTGACATGAACTCAGATCGGACTCCAGGCGTGTGTCAACACACTTGTCGAGTAGGAGATCAAATTGAGTCAGAAACAGACTCAAAGACTGTGATTGTTGTTAAAAATGGTCGCAAAATTAGGGTGGTAAAATAACATGATAACATTGACACCAACTGCATCTCGTAAAATTTCACAGACCTTGCAGCGTCGGGGCAAAGGAACCGGAATTCGGCTTGGGGTAAAAACTACAGGTTGCTCTGGGCTGGCATATGTGTTAGAATTTGTCGACACGCCAATGACAGAGGATCTGTGTTTTGACTGCGACGGTTGCAAAATCTTCGTTGATCCCAAAAGCTGCGTGTACATGCAAGGCATGACTGTTGACTATGTGCGCAACGGACTAAATGAAGGTTTTGAATTCCGAAATCCCAACGAACGTGATCGTTGCGGATGCGGGGAAAGTTTTAGAGTTTGAGTCAAGATATACAACAAGCCATTGACCAGAGAATGGCCATTATTGAAAAACATCCAGCATTGTGCGTGTTTCCGTACTCCACGCTGGATGTTCGTATCAATGAGCAAAGTCAAGCAGAAATATTTCAAACCTGTTGCTGCAACCTCAAAGCAGACACGTTTGAGCCTTCGCCTGGGTCTGACCCTTTTGCTGAAATAAAGCAAATACAAGAGCAAGGGCAGTGGCCTGCTGCTTGTCGAAATTGCAAATGGGAAGAGGACAACGGCGGACAAAGCGAACGCCTGCGAGCATTTGTGGAAATCCCGCTAGATAGATTAGAACGTTTTGTTGAAAATCGACAAATTGAAGAATATGAATTGCGAATCAAATTCAGCAATTTGTGTAATCTTGCATGTCGCAGTTGCAGTCCCTACGAAAGTTCAACCTTTGCCAAAATAACCAACGCTGAAATTCCCCCGGAGTTTGAGAACGACATCAGCGACAGTGCCCCGCACTGGGAGTTTATTACCAACACTATTTTAGAAAAGCACAATCAATACAGATATTTCTTTGTGCATCTCATCGGCGGTGAAACCCTGGTGCAACCGGGTATGCAAAAGATCCTGACCTGGATAATTGATCAAGGAATTGCAGACCAGGTTAACTTGCGAATAACCACAGCACTCACAGTGAATCCAAGACAAGAACTCTTGGAACAACTCAGTCGTTTTCGCAGTGCAAACATTTTGTTGAGCATTGACAGTGTGGGCGAGAACTACAGTTATGTACGTTGGCCTGCACGTTTTGAAAAGATTCAACGAAACATTGACACACTGATTGATTTCCGCCGCACCGATCGTCCAATTTGGAATTGTGCAGTGAGCCCGGTGTTTAGCCTCAACAACATATTCTATATACAGGACTGGTTAGACTACTGGCACAACTGGTATCAACAACGTGGATTTGCCTTTCACAACTATGCTGCAAACTTGGTAGCAGAGACTGTGCATCTTGACATTCAGGCGCTGCCAGTTCAATATCGAGCACCGTTGATTGCTTTGCTGCAACAGTGTTTGACTCACAATGTGTTTCAAGCCTGGCCAGAACAAATGCGAGGCATTTACAATTTCATCAACACCACCATTGGTGAATTAGAAACAGCACCCGAACGCATGGATCTCTGGGAACAGTATTTGAAACACACTGCATATTTTGACAAGAAAACAAACATGGATTTTGCAGTGATGAATCAACGTTTCTATGACTTATTGAGTCCAGCAGATCGAGAATTATTTGAAAACACAAAACAAAACATCAACGCACAACAGTCATTGACAAAAACCATACGCATTATCTCGCTTACCAATGAAACAAAAATATATTGACCTATACATGGACTGGGCTCAGCGCACTGCTGAACTCAGCCATGCCCGCAGGCTACATGTTGGCGCTGTGATTGTCAAAGATGACACAGTTATCAGTTATGGCTACAACGGCATGCCCGCAGGCTGGGACAACAACTGCGAAGACAAAGAGTTCATGAGCAGAGATGCCGGTGGCTGGTTAAGCCCAGACGAAATTGAAGAACGTTGGCCTTTTGAAGAAACCTCAGATGAAGACGGAGAATACATTGGCCGTTATCGCTTAAAAACCAAACCAGAAGTACTGCATGCAGAATCAAATGCTATTGCAAAACTAGCGCGGAGTCACAACAGTGGCCTTGGCGCTGATATTTTTATTACTCACGCTCCTTGCATTGAGTGCGCCAAGCTCATATATCAGTCAGGCATTCGTCGCGTTTATTTTGGTCAAGCATATCGCAATGATGCTGGAATTGAATTCTTACAAAAATCCGGAATTGAAGTAAACAAATTATGATCACACCTCGTTACAATTACACACCCTTGGACCGTACTACCATTGACGGCAAACGACATTACTGCTTGCCTGACGGAAGCAAGGTCCCCAGTGTTACTACAATTCTCGATCGTACCAAGCCCCGGGAAGCTCGTGAAGCATTGGCCAACTGGAAAAAAGCCGTGGGTGAACAGCGAGCACAGCAAATTACCACAGAAGCTGCCAATCGAGGCACAAGGATGCATGCTTATCTAGAGCATTTTGTCATGAGCGAGGACATGAAACCGCTGCCTGGCAATCCATTTGCACACCCCAGCTGGTACATGGCAGCAGAAATTATTCTGCAGGGATTGCAGCCCAATGTCACTGAATACTGGGGTGTAGAAGTCCCGTTGTATTATAGTGGGTTATATGCGGGCACCACAGACTTGATTGGCACATGGAAAGGGCGCCCTGCAATCATGGACTTCAAGCAAAGCAACAAGCCCAAAAAGCGTGAATACATTGAGGACTATTTTCTACAACTTGCTGCCTATGCTGCTGCACACAACGACATGCACGGTACCAACATTGAAGATGGCGTTATTTTAATGGCTGTGCAGCCTAAATTGCTGGAAGACGGGTCGTATTCAACACCGCAATATCTAGAGTTTGAAGTAGAAGCCAAGGAGTTTGCATACTGGAGCGATGAGTGGATGAAGCGTGTGGAACTATACTACTTGACACGCTAAATATGTGATCACTCAAGGATTACCACTGTGGCTATTTTACAGATTTCAAGAATTACCCAACGCAAAGGCGTATTAGATGATTTACCACAACCGCTGGCAGGTGCTGAGTTTGGTTGGGCCGTTGATCAGCGCCGCTTGTTCATTGGTAATGGCGAACTAGCAGAAGGTGCTCCTGTTGTCGGAAACACAGAAATTCTCACAGAATTTTCAGACATTCTGGATCTAGCAGGCACATATACCTACAGCGGACTTGCAGCCACAGGCTATGCAGTACAAACTGGCACAACCACAGGTGATCCAGTATCGCTGAGTTTGCAAAATTGGCTGGATCAGTATGCATCAGTCAAAGACTTTGGTGCTGTGGGCGATGGTGTCACAGATGACACGGCTGCTATCAATCGCGCACTGTTTCAATTGTATTGCCGACAGAACAACACACAGATTCGTCGCAGTTTGTTCTTCCCGGCTGGCACATACCTAGTGACCAATACAATTCTTGTTCCTCCCTATGCTAAGTTATGCGGCGAAGGTGCGGAGTCCAGTATTATTCAATTCCAGGTTGAGCCTTGGGTAACCGGCACCCCTTACGCCGAGGGTGTGATGACGTTTTATGCAACCAACGGTCTTTACTATCGTTCCTTGAGCGCAGTACCAGTAGAAGATGGTGATGGCAATCCCATACTTCCTACCAACACCTTGTACTGGGAAGAACAAACTTTACCTGAATACGTGATTCGTACTGCTGACAGTTTGCAACAAACCGGCAACGACATCACCAGCAACGGAGCCAGCCGTCCTACCAATGTTGAAGTGTCAAGCATGGCATTCAAAACTGCAAACTTTGGCAATGACTCAGCTCTGGGTCATGACATTTTGCTAGTGGAAGATGCTGAACAAGTCAGCTTCCGTCAGTGTAGTTTCGACGGTCCCTTTACCACAGCTGATGGAGATACCTCAGTTGACGATCTTTCTGCGGTTAAATTTGCCAGCACACTGGCATTGGTAACACGACAAGTAGTGTTTGATGACTGCAAATTCTCTGGATGCACATACGGATTCAACACAGATCAACAAGTAGAAGCAGTGACTGTGAGCAACAGTTATTTCACTACTTTGACCAAGGGTGTGGTACTAGGCAGTCTCAGCCCAGTCAGCGGCGGCCCTATTGGTTTTAGAATTGTTCACAATATTTTCGATGATGTCTACAGCGAAGGTATTGTTATTCAAGGAGTCAAGCTCAATGCCACAGGCTACAACATATTCCTGAACGTAGCCAACGGTATCAATGCCAGCGCATTGGCACCTGTGATTGACATTGACGCCAACAACAACGTCAGTGTTGGAGACATGTTCCAACGCACAACTTCTCAAAGCGCAACCTGGCCACGAGTGGCGTTGAACAACAGCACCAGCATTGCCTTGGGTATGAACATCCGCGGTATTGCATACACAGTGGACGGTGCCAGTGATGATACTGTGGCCACCGAGATGCAACTCGGTAAGTACACTCGCACTGCGGGTGTACACAGCGTTTTAGCTGACAATGATTCAGAAACTTTGTTTGTGGCAGATACCGCAGTATTCAAAGCATTCAAAATGGACTACACAATTATTCGCGGAACTTCTGTACGTACAGGTTCACTCGTGGCTGTGAGTGCGGCTGCGGGCACATTCTCGTACAGTGATGATTATTCAGAAAATGCCAGCACAGGTATTAGCTTCAGCGTCACTGAAGCTAGTCCAGGCGGTGATATCACAGTGGCATACACATCTACATCTACCGGCTCCAGCGGTACCATCGATTACAGTATCACACACCTAGCTTGATGTGGCCACGTACATTTGAGGACCGGCTTGCTAGCTGGTCCAATCTTCGCCAACAGTGTGAAGGGCTTGACGCCCAATCTGCACTCACTGCCATCAATGATTGGTGGTTCAATGCTCCTTGGATTGCTTACCATTTACACTGGGATGATCGGGACAGTTGGCCCGATCCTTGGCAATTATTGGACGATAACATCTACTGCGGTCTTGCTAGAGCACTGGGAATCTTGTATACTATTACATTGCTTGATCGCCCTGACATCCAGGATGCAGAAATGATCGAGGTCGATAGTGACAATTTAGTCCTGATTGCCCGGGGGAAATATATACTGAATTGGGACAGAGATCAAATCGTAAATATCAACCTAGCTCCTCGAAAGAGCCGGCACAGCATTACCCAACAACAAATAAAACAACAGATAAAGTAACACATGAAAACTATCACAGTCGTTAAACGCAGCGGACGTCGTGAGCCGCTGGCATTGGAAAAGTGGCAAGGACAAATTGCCAAAATTTGCTCGGGAATTGCAGACGTAAGTCAGTCAATGATTGAGATCAAAGCACAGTTACATTTCTATGACGGTATTACTACCAAAGAAATTGACGAGATTACTCTACGTGCTATTGTGGATTTGATCGACGTTGAATCCAACCCTGATGTGGGGCACACCAACTATCAATATGTAGCGGGTAAACAACGTCTGTCAATGTTGCGCAAAGACGTTTATGGCAGCTATCAGCCCCCGCACTTGTACGATATTGTAAAGAAAAACGTAGAAGTTGGCTTGTATACTCCTGAGTTGTTGGAGTGGTATTCAGAGGAAGACTGGAACCGCATGAACGACATGTTGGAGCATGAAAAGGACGAGCAATACTCATACGCTGCTATTGAGCAGTTGATTGAAAAGTATCTAGTACGCAATCGCAGCACCAAGCAGATCTACGAAACGCCGCAGATTCGTTACATGATTGCTGCGGCAACAGTGTTTCATAAAGAAGAACCCAACAGCGCACGTATGCGCTATATCAAGGAATATTACAATGCAGCGTCTGATGGACTTTTTACTCTTGCTACTCCAGTCCTTGCTGGCCTTGGGACTCCTACTAAGCAGTTTAGTAGTTGTGTCCTTATTCGCAGCGATGACGATCTTGATAGTATCTTCGCCTCTGGTGAGATGATGGCCAAGTATGCTAGCAAACGTGCTGGCATCGGTTTAGAAATTGGGCGTCTGCGCCCCTTGGGTAGTCCTATTCGCGGTGGCGAGATCATGCACACTGGTATGATCCCGTTCCTTAAGAAATGGTTTGGAGATCTACGTTCATGTTCACAAGGTGGTATTCGTAATGCAAGTGCGACTGTGTTTTATCCCATTTGGCATCACCAATTCGATGATCTCATTGTTCTCAAGAACAACCAAGGTACAGAAGAAACCCGTGTCCGACATATGGACTACGGAGTTGTGCTATCTGCTTTCTTTTGGCGTAGATTTAAAAACAAAGAGAATATCACTTTCTTTGACCCCAATGAAGTGCCGGACCTTTACGAAGCCTTCTATCAAAACACTGCAAAGTTTGAAGAACTTTACGTTGCCTACGAAAAGCGCAAAGACCTACGCAAGAAAGTAATGAACGCAGAGGATGTGTTCAAAGGTGGTATCCTCAAAGAGCGTACTGATACAGGACGTATCTATCTGGTGTTCATAGACAACGTAATGAACCAAGGCCCATTTGATCCTGAATACCACACCATTTACCAGAGTAACCTGTGCTGTGAAATTCTCCTTCCTACAAAACCTTTCAAACGACTGGATGATGATCAGGGCCGCATCGCGCTATGCACACTTGGGTCCATTAACTGGGGAGCATTCCGTAATCCAGAGGATATGCGTAGGGCTTGCAGGATTCTGCAGAGGAGTTTGTGTAATATCCTTGACTACCAAGACTTCCTATCAATCCAGAGCCAACTATCCAACGATGAAATACAGCCGCTGGGTATTGGCGTTACTAACCTTGCTTATTGGCACGCCAAGCGTGGATTCAATTACGGCGAAAAGGATGCCCTAGCAGAAGTCAAGTCATGGATGGAGCACCAGGCTTACTATCTAACTGAAGCCACTGTGGAATTGGCCAAAGAACGTGGTCGTTGTAAAGACTCTGACCGTACTTGGTATGGTCAAGGCATCTTCCCTTGGGAACGTAGAGCCAAGGGCGCAGACGAACTCACCAACTTTGCACCTGAACTGAACTGGGAAGGTCTACGTGCTGAAATGCGAGCCTATGGTGTTCGTAATGCCACGCTGATGGCCATTGCTCCTGTGGAGTCTAGCTCAGTTGTGATCAACTCAACCAATGGTATCGAAATGCCCATGAGTTTGATCACTGTCAAAGAAAGCAAAGCAGGTTCATTGACACAGGTTGTGCCTGAGTATCACAAGCTCAAGAACAAATATCAGCTGATGTGGGA